TGAATATCCCATAGTTTTTAATTAAATATCTTTTCTTTTTAAGTGTTTTTAAGGATTCTGTTGTAATCGGATATAATCAGGACTTCCAATCCAACTTCTTTCCAATAACTTAACAATATTATCAACCATTCTTTCTTCGTATTTTCTATTTGCGTTTCTTGATGTTTCAATAATGTTCTTGGTCTTTCTAATCACATTGGTTGGTTTAATCCCAAACTTATAGATATTGGTTCTAATAGCCCAAGCTGCTTCCTTTGGGATTCCCTTAATAGCAACCCACTTTTTAATTGCTTGAATTGGGGGATATGTTCCTGGTCTTCTACCTTGATCCACATACTTCAAGTAGTCATTAGCAACCAACACAACATTTATCCCCTGTGCTGTGTCTTGAAGTTTATAATTGATTGAATTAATTAATGATCCTGAAGCAACCTTTGGATAGGGTTTATTCCCCTTCAAAACAGCAACCATTATCTTCACATAATCCTTACCAAATTCATTAGCAAGTTTCTTATCAAATATCTTATTATCCGCCATTTACCTTATAAAACCTGACATCATCTTTCAGGTCTTTAATTTGATTATGAAGATCTTCAATTATCTTCTCTTGTCTTTCAACAATTTTTCTTAATTTTTGTTCTTCAGTTAATTCAACTTGATTATCATTATGAATAACTTGTCCGTCTTTAATTATTTGTAGTCCCATATTTAAGGTTGTTCTGGTATTATACAATTTACTTGTCTTGTTCTTAACACAACTCTTGCTACAACTCCTGTAGCTTTATCTGTTGTTTCATCTACAGCAGGATAAAACGATACATCTTGGGAGATTAAAACTCCGTATTGTCCCCAATTCTGTTGAATGTGTGTTATTATATCTTGAAGGTATTGAACACAATCAGACAAAATCTCTTGTGAGTTGTCTGAAGCAAAACCATTGGTGTTTAGATAATTTGGTTGATTGTTTATTTTATCCATAAACATAATGGAGAATGATAGATCGGGGATTGCTGATTTAACATTTGATCCTGTTGCTATTGAACTATCTTCATTCATTGTAACCCACATATAAGGGAAGTCCATCTGTCTTGATGTTCCAATATCATAAGGTTCTCCAAATCCAAAATCTTTTAGAAAATAGTGGTTCTGTTGAAATAATTGAAACCAATTAATTAGTTGGTTAAGTGTTACTATACTTGTTATTGCCATTATACGCTATTTTTATCTTTTAATTCTTCTTTATTCTTAAAATACCCCAACCAATTTAGACAGGATACATAATTCATTTTATAAACCTCATCATCGGTCTTATTTAATTCCTTCATCAGTTTATAAATAAAGTCCAACCATACATATCTTTCATCCATCTTCTTCTTTTCCCCAAGTCGTTTAGCAAACCTTTCATTCTCGGGGGTTTTAGTTTCTAATTGAGATCGGAAGAGACCACTGTATTGTTGGCTGATGAATCTCTTCCAATTAAAAAAAAAGTGAATATATGATTTATCTCGTCAATCTTAATTGTCTTGAACTTCTCAACCCTTGACATAAACGATGTATTATACTTTTCCAATTTACCACTTGGTTTTCTCTTTCTTAAAAAGATACATAGAAGTTGTGGCATCACTTTTATAAGGTCATTATTAGCTGACTTAAGGATTGTTTCAATTGAGATGATTTCCCCTGCTGTAAATTTATTAAACTCACTATATAAGAAATATTCTTCATCTTCCACAATAACAGATTCAGATTTTTTTTCTTCAATTGGTTCATAGATAAACTTGAACTCCGTTACAATCTCCACAAAATCATCGTAGTCAATTTGTTCTATAATCTCACGATCAATCCCCGTTAGTTGATGTAATACTTCAAATGTGTAGAACATACCCGAATGAATATTCTTATCAATTGAATATAATTTACAAAACTGATCTACTGATACTTCAGACCAACTGGTTGGGAACTCATAGGATTTAACCTCATCATCTATTTCTATATTGATATTAATCATATTACTTAACTTTTTCTATAACACTCCAAATTAAACCTACAAGGGTTACAACACCACCTATGATTTCTGTAGCTGTTGTTTCATCTACTAATCCTTTCATTACCAATAATCCACCCAAAAATGTAAGTGAGTGTCTTAAAATCCCTAATACTTGTTCTTTTTTCATAATCTTTCTTTTTATTAAATATATGGTTTATGTGAATGTTTTTATATGTTCATTATTCTAAATGGCATCGCTGCTTTATTTTCTTTTCTAACCCCAAGTTTCATAGTTGATATGTATCTTAAAGCATCACAAGCATGGTTATTAGAATCAATTGGGGTGGTGTCATATCCCCCATCTCTATTCTTTTTCCAACTATACTTACTAAACTCATCAAGTAAGTTTTTAGATCTTCTTGTTACTAATATATGTTTTTGTTGAATAATTTGAATACCATAGTTTATTGAATCTCTACCTTTTTCAACAGGTTTAACTTGAAATCCAAATCTTTTTAATTCACTAATACTTTTAGGTTCAGCACTATCTGCATATATCTCACCTTTGACTTCATATTGTTTCATTCTATTGGCTAATTCTGAATTGAGTAATCCTGTTTCATAGATCAACTCATCAGCCACAATATCATCGTTGTATTTGTATAAAGCTATTAGAGCTGCTGGATCTTGACTAAAACCAAAGTCCAATCCATAACCAAGTAATCTGGCTTCTTCAGGGATTTTATCTATAACTTCAAAGTCAGTAAATATTGTTCCTTCTACTGATCCAACTTCCCCATCTAAATAAACTCTACACCAGTTCTGCCAATAGGTTGAGGTCTTGGCTTTTTCTCTATTCATTTCCAATTGTTTTACAATCTCATTAGATAAAGCTTCATTATCCTTATAGGTCAATACCAATAGTTCAGTATCATCTTGTCCCAATACTTCTGTATGAACCCAAAACTTTGAAGTGGGATTGTAGTCCAAATATATTTCACCATCTGTTCTAATTTGTAATTGAAGATAAGCATCATAGTTGATATTATTACACTCATTCATATACAGGATATTTCTTCTTGCTCCTCTTAATCTTGATTCGTCATCAGCAGAGAAAAACTCAATATAAGACCCATTTGAAAATTCGTATCGTAAAAGAGTTTTATTATAATGATGAGGTATATACCTACCAGTCTCTTTCATAATTTTTAAGAAGTCCTTATTTGCTCCCCTACGAAGATGAGGTATTGATTCTGATACAACAGATATTTCTAAATTGGGGGTCTTGATTGCTTTGTCTATGAGGATTGCTAAAATGGAAAATGTCTTGGAAGCTGATGTTCCCCCCTGTATTACTTTAATACGGGAGTTCATTCTTCTAATCTTCCTCAAAGCTGAAGTGTAAATAAACTTACTCTTCTGTATCGTCATCCAAAAATAGTGGTTGTTCTGTTATTGTTATTTCTTGTTGGGTCTTATCAGTATATTGATAATGATTTTTCAACACAAAGATTGCCATAGTTGGATTTAAATTGTGTTTGAAAGTTCCATCTACAATTTTTCCTTCCTGTATTTTCTTACATCTTTTTATAAGTTCGGCAAACTTTTCATATTTAGCGGTCATTTCCCCGATTAGTTGGGGATATAAATCCTTTTCCTCATATAAAAATCTTTCAAACCAAACATTATCTTCACTCGCTTTTAACCACTCCAATAGTTCATAACCAAGTTCCATTATTTTTTCTTCAGTCCAAATTGTTGGTCTTCCGCCAGGGTTTTTCTTCTTTGCCATAACCATAAATATTTTTTATGTTATTCTTGTTTTCCATTTATTCTTTGTTTAGCAATTTTAAAATACTCTTCTTCCTTTTCTATTCCTATGAAGGACATTCCCAAGTTCTTTGCTGCGATCCCTGTTGATCCTGAACCCATAAATGGCTCCAAAACAATTCCACCTTTTGGTGTTACAAGTTTGATTAGATATTCCATTAGTTTAATTGGTTTTACTGTTGGATGGACATTACCATCTCCTCGTTCCTTCTTGGATACTTTGGGACAATAGAAGAACCTTGATGCTCCACCTTTATCATTAGCATATTCGGTTATTTTTGTTATGTTTCCACCAACATCACATTGTGAATTACCCTTTTTATTTTTTCTTGATTCAATACAATTATCAATACTTTTTTGAGACCTCTTACCAGTTACAGATGTAATACCACTCTGTTCGTCCAATATCTTACCAGCCTCTTCATCAAACATTATATTAGCAGGAAATCTACCTTCAGGTGCGTTTGGTAATTTATCATAGTCAATATTTTTTATTTCATTACCTAAATTAACATCACTATCTTTACGATTAGTTCCATATAGTTTTTTCCATTCATCATCTGTATAGGTCTTTTCACCAATCCTTGAACCATCTATGTTTATTCCACCTGTTCCGTGTTTTAATACATTTAGAGCAATTGATTTTTCACTTAAAGGTTTTCTTGATACACATATAGGTTCA